AAGCGAACGCCCGATATTCCGCACGGGTCGCAAGCTGCGAAAGGTACGAAAAGCCAGGGAAGCCGCCGCCGGGGTACACGTCTTGCGCGAAGCTGTATGGGTTCGCGTCCGTTGCCATGACTGGCGCCACTACTCCGGCCGGAACAACGCCGGGCGCCAGGGTGGGCGGCTTGATTGGATAGGTGTAAGGCTTGAGGGCGCCGTCGGCCGCAATGCTTTTGGCTTTGGTTGCCGCCCGACGTAGGCCGGTGCCCTTGGGGGCTGGCGGGGCTTTGGGTTCGTTGCGCCGGATACGTGGCGCCGCTTTGGCTTTTGCTTCGGGCATGGTCGACGCTCCGGGTAAATTGTTGGTCATTGTAACGCCGCGGGCATTATCTGCCCATGGCCTTGTTTATCGCTTCTTGCGTAATCTTGAGCTTGTTAAACAACGGATACAAGCGGCGCAATGCTTGGGTAAGGGCGTCGACTTGGTCATCGTTCGCCGCCGCCGGGAAGCTGGTCAACTCCCCGACAAGGTCTTTCACCCATGGCGCAAAGTCCGGGTGCGGCAACCACACATTGCCCGCTTCCCAATAGCTGGTAACGGCATGCGCCCGGGCCAGCTTGGAGCCGTCCGGTTCAATCGGGATGATGCCGGGCACGCTGGCTTTGAGCGTGTCGATTACCGCCGGGCCGTTCGCCTTGTCTTCAATCAAAACTTCTTTGGTGCGCGGCCAGGCGGCACGCAAGGCGACGACTTCCTTCACGGTCTTGGTGAATGACATGCGGGCGCGGACTTGCGCCAGCAAATAGGCATTGGCGCCAGCCTTGCCCCACACCTGGCCCACGACAAAGTCGGTGCCGTCCGTGTCCTTGAATGTGCAATCCCAAGAGGCCAGCACCTTGTCGAATTTGGCGGGCAAGTCCTTGGGCAAGTAATAGCGCAAGCCTGATTCCTTGAACACGTTGCCACCCAGCGGCCGCGGGCATTGTTGGTACATGGCCGCCCACCAGTATTCTGAAAATAACCCCTTGACCTCATGCAAAAAAGCCAGGCTCTTGAGTTCGGGGACCAGGGGGCCGGGCGGCAAGTTCGGGTTATAGCCGACCTCTCCCGGCAAGTTGATTGCCGGGAAACGCAACACGGTAAGCCGCGGGTCGCCTTTGAAGTGGTTGCAAATGCGGGCGGGCAAATCGTCTTCAGCCCAGCTTGTCGCCATGATGATTTGCCCGGAGTTCTCCGAAAGCCGGGTCGTGAAAACGGTTTGATACCAGTTCCAATGCCCTTCCTTCGTGGTGGGGCTCAAGGCTTCTTTTTCGTTCTTTACCGGGTCGTCAATGATGCCGATATCAACCGGGCGCCCCGTGAGGCCAGCACCAACGCCGACGCCCAGGTATCCGCCAGCGCCGCCGGGCGCCGTAAATTCCCCGGTGCGGTTGACGTCATAGCGGCGCCGTTCGGCGGCCACAGGGAATAGCCGCTTATGTTCGTCCGACGCCAGGTTGCGCCGCACGTCTTGGGCCATGGCCCCGGCCAGTTCGTCCGAATAGCTGGCCGCACCGACCCGCCAGTCCGGGAAGCGCCCCAGCAGAAACGCCGGAAGTTTGCGGCTGACAATTTCAGATTTGCCGTGTTGGGGCGGGGCCTGCAGCACCAGAATGGGCCGCTTGCCTGCGATCATGTCATCAATGAACATGTCGAGCGCCGCGCACACGGCGGCACTAAAGCCACTTTGTTTATATTTTCGGTTCGTAAAGTTGATATAGGCGGCAAGGTTCCGCCGCGCTTCCCGGCGCCGTAGCAGTTCGGCCGCGGCTTCACGCTTCGTCGGTAGCATCGTCGGCCTTGAGAATGGCGGCAAGTTGGTCGTCGCTCAAATCGTCCGCGGATAGGTGCGCCAGAGCAACAGGTCCGCCGCCGGGGCCGCTGATTTCCTTACGGTCGACCATCATGCCCAAGTAACGGGCCAGATTTGACACGGCGGCGTCTTTGTCCCGCATGGTTATTTTGATTCCGTTGCGGGTCCGTTCGGCGCCAGCATAAAGCACCTTTGCGGAGCCCTTGATTTTCCGGGTGTCCGCAATATGCACGTCTTCAACCCCCAAGCCGCCACACTCCGGGCATTTCGGGTTTGGCGCTCCGTTCGGGTCAAACCCGAAGCCGCCCATGCCGTCGGGGGCTGGCTTTTCGGATTCCACAGCCCTGTCGACCGCCCGCGCATATTCGCCTTCCGTCCATTGGTATTGATGGTCGAAGCCATGGCAATGGCGGCAATTTAGGCGGCGGACTTGCACCAGGGCATTAGGGTCGGCCAATGCAATTTTGGCCCATTGGTTGACAACCCACTCCGGCGTAATGCTGGCCGCGACGGCCACCTCTTCCATCCGGTCGCGTATCGCATCCTTAATTTCAGTGATTTTCAGTAAGTTATGGGCCGTTTGCCCGGCGCCATTTTCGGAATATCCGGCGCGAATAGCAGCCTGCGTCGCATTTTCATCGACGCAATACTCGTTCACAAATCGGCGTTGTTTGGGTGTCAGGCTCATAGTGCCCTAATTCTAGCCCCAGGCGGCCACATGTAGCAACCACAATGAACGGCGCCCATGTTTGCCGGACCCCTTACCCTGTTACCCCAGCCCCAAAAATTACGGGGTGGGTAAAATTTATTCAATTAAATCAACGGTTTACACTCTCTTTACCCCTATACCCCTTAAATATAAAATTGCTGTATACAGAACGCTATACATACATAATTATAGGCACATACCATAAGTTATGTATAGTAAAAGGAGCCGCAGTAGACGAAAACGTGTGTCGGGGTGGGCTTTTGGGGTAAAAAATCATAACTTTAGCCGGTAGGTATTGCGGGAACGCAAGGAGTCGGCTACACTTCGACGCATCATAGGAGCGTAAACAATGGATATCCTAACTAGACCGGAAGCCCGCGCAAGGGGCCTTAAAACCTACTACACCGGGAAAATTTGCCGCAATGGGCATGATTCCTACCGCTACACCCAGTCGGGGACGTGTTCCCAATGTATCCGGGATGCAAACGGCGGCGGCCCCGTCGACCCTACTTCGGCGGCCAAGCGTGACGCCAAGGCGCAATTGGTACAAGCCCGCTTCCGGCTTCATGACGTTGACCGGGAAACTTTCGCGGCTTCGGCGTGGGCAATGGCGGTCATGCGCTACCCGGTGTTGACCTTGGGTGATATCGACCCGCACACGCTCCCCCAGGACAAGACGAACGGCACGGGCCTTTATGCGTTCTATTGCCACCACGAAGACGTCGACACGCTTCGCACGCTGGCGGTCGATATCGTGCGCTCACACATGCGGGAAGTGGATTGCCAAAGCGTCAGCTTTCTAAATCGGGTCGGTGACTACTTGCTGCCCGATAGCACGCCCCCAATGTCCTTCAAGTAGCCAGGCGGCCCCCGTAGGGGCTCCCGGCGGCCGTGCCCTCACATGTGGGTATCAAATCCGGTTTGTTCGGTGAAGACGGCGGCCAGGCGTTGTAATGCGCTTCCACCAGCACCAGGGCGGCCCGGTATTCAATCGCATGCACGTTGTCCCCGTGTTCGTCCTGCAGCTTACCTTTGAACTCTTCCACGGTGCCAAAGAAGCAACCGGCGCGAAGGAATACCCCCTTTTCCGTGAGGAACGCCGCTAAAACGTCTTGCCGCGAACCGATTGGGCCGACCGCGAAATACGGACGGTCGCCGGTCAACTTACCCGCGTCCCCAAGGTTCGCGCTGCGAAGGTCCGCGTCCCCAAGGTCCGCGCCGTAAAGGTTCGCGCCGTAAAGGTTCGCGCTGCGAAGGTCCGCGCCGTAAAGGTTCGCGCTGCGAAGGTCCGCGTCCCCAAGGTCCGCGCCGTAAAGGTCCGCGCTGCGAAGGTTCGCGCCGTAAAGGTTCGCGTCCCCAAGGTCCGCGCCGTAAAGGTTCGCGCTGCGAAGGTCCGCGCCGTAAAGGTTCGCGCTGCGAAGGTCCGCGCCGTAAAGGTTCGCGCTGCGAAGGTCCGCGCCGTAAAGGTCCGCGCCGTAAAGGTCCGCGCTGCGAAGGTTCGCGCTGCGAAGGTTCGCGCCGTAAAGGTTCGCGCTGCGAAGGTCCGCGCCGTAAAGGTCCGCGCTGCGAAGGTTCGCTTTCGCGTTTATCGCGGCGGCCAAAGTAATTGCGACGCTGTTGTCTTCGCATTCATGTGAAAACAGAATTTGCAGAGAAAAGCGGCTTTTGATTTCGATCTTCATGGTGTACCTCTCCAGGTGGTTAAAAATATGTCACGGGTGAATTATAGCTAAATTATTTATCTAGCGTAAACAAGTTTTTCAGCGGCTTGGATTACGGCCGTCGCTTTCTTGATGCTCTTGACCCGCCGGGCGCCCCGGTAGAAGTTCCAGCGGAAGCAATCGCCCGCCCACTCATAGCGCACCAGCAAACCCGCGGGGCCGCAAATCAGTGTCGCCATGGTGGTGAAGTGGCCGGGGCTCATAGATGCACAGGCGCCAGGGGGAACGGCACGCGGTTATGGTTGTTGGCCTGTTCGTAGGCTTTGGCGGCTTCCGCGGCCCCTTGGATGGTGCGGGCGGGGCTGTCAGTCTTTACAAACAAGCGGGGCTTGCCGCCGTCCGGCAATACCAGATTGTTGACCCGCCCTTCAACTAGCGCCGGGTGATAGCCATAGCCCAGGGCTTCCAGCATTTCCTTACGCTTTGAATGCGTGACGCGGCGGGCAACCCCCAGGCGTTCCAGCAGGCGGTCGAGTTGAATTGACGATATCCAGCCCCCGCAAAAGCCGGGGAGCCCTTGGGCGATGGCTTCGTGTACCTCTTGTTCGACGCCGCCCGTGCTGGCGCTGATAGCGGCCGCGGTGCTGGTGGTGACGGGTGCCCGCTGGCAATGTGTGGCCGGGTTGTATTCGTCAGGGATTGGGAACGTGTGGAGCAAGTCCGAAACGATGGCGTAACCGTCGGCCCGGAGCCAGTCATAAAGGCGCGGGAAGTAATCCCCATCCATGCCGTCGCGCTTCAAGTCTTCGGCCTGTTGTTGGGCGCTGAATAGCAGACAGAACCGGCGGTCGTTTTTGGTCTTCCTTACGGCGTCTTGGTGGTTGCTGTTGAACATAAAATTGCCGCACACGTCCGCGCTGATTTGGTCGACGCCCTTGCCTTCAATTTCCAGGCCGTCGCCGCCGGTAATCATGGGCTTCAACTCTTCGATAATTTCGCGCTTTTGGTCCGGCACGTAAATATCTTCCACGCCGTAAAAGAGTTTTCCAATCATCCATGAATTGAATTGCGCGGCCAACTTTGACGCCTTGGGCCAATGGACATAACGGCGCCCAACGGCTTCCGCAACGCACCGGGTGAACAGGGTTTTGCCGTTGCCTTCAACGCCCTGCAGCAGTGGTGCCCATTGGAACTTAACGCCCTTATGTTGCACGCATGCGGCCATGTAGCACAGCAGGATAAAGCGGTCGCGTTCGTCAGGCAGCACCTTTGCCAAGTGATTGAGGAATGGGGAGCCGTCCCCGGCCTTGCGCGGAACATCGACCGGCCAATAGGTGTTGACAAAGGTTTGGCCCCCACGCTGCACCAGGGAGCCGGGCGGCAAGTCAGGTCGGAAGCATGGGGCATTTGCACGCGGGCAGCGGTAAGCCTGGCTTTGCGTGAAGGCTTCCCATGCGTCCTTTGTTGTCTTTTCGTTCGCGGCGTCCATGGTGAAGGTGTAGCCGCCAAAATGAACTTTGAATTGCTCCGGCTTGAGCATGACGCCGCCAGGCACTAGGACGCGGTGAAGGTCTTGAATGTAGACGCAACCGGCGAACAGTTGCAATTGCATGTCGTTATTCACGAAGCTGGCGCCCGTCACCATGGTCGGCCGGGGCGGTTCGGTGCTGGCGCTGGGTGCCGGGCTTTCAGGCGCACCGGCCACAGGTTCCAAGGCCTTGTCGGTCAGCACTTCAAATTGACGGCCCACGGCGCCCAGGATGGTGCGGGGTAAATAGTCTTCCCGTTCCCACTTGTCACGGGCCAGCGCGGAGCGGCGCATAAGCCTATCAATCCGGGCGCAATCCTTGCCCGTCCAAAATGCTAAATGTTGCGCCAGGGCGGCGTCGGCGCTACTGGAATCATAGCCGCGGGCGGGGTCGGGATATGCGCGGGCCAGGGCTTCCATGTTGCCCGTCCACAGGTCCGCAAAGCTGGCCCGGCCCCCAAATGCGGAAGCCGTGGATTGTGACCGCAACGCCCGGCGGATAAGTTCGTCGTCGTCCGTTGGTCCGCGCCATTCGGCGGCCGGGCCGTCGGTCCATCCTTGTTCCATGGCTTGCGCGGCGTCCGGCGGGAAGTATTGCGCGACCAGGCTGGGGAGTAGGTGCGTAAAGTCCGCGGCGGCGTTACCGCTGGCGCTGGTGCCAGTGAGTGCAACGAAGCGCCCGGAATGGTAGAACTCAAGGCCCAGGGCTTCATTTTTGCAACCATGCAGGGGTGGGCGGCCGCTTCCGAAAATATGCAAGCCCCGGCCGCTTTGGCTCACTTCCACGGCAGCGCCAGCAAACGCCCCGCAAAGTGCCTTTGCTACCGGGGACCAATCGGAACCGTCGGGCAATAGGCAACCATCAAGGTCGATAAACCAAAAGGGGTCGGTTTCCGTGAAGACAAAACCCACGCCGTAGGGGCCACCAAGCGTCGCGGCGGCAGCAATGGCGGTCGCGTGGTCCGTCCAAAAGGCCGGGTCGTGCGCGGAAACCACACGGCCGGAGCGGAAGTCGGCGGGGAATTTGTCAGTTTTGCCGGGGCGGGTGCGGCTGGGTTGCGCCATATAGACAATAAATTGTCGATACGCACCCATTGGCCCTAAAGCTGGTGGAAGTTCGCGCATTGGTCAACCTGCCAGGGTTTCGAGTGCGCGGGCCTTCAACTCCGGGTCGGCTTTCTTTGCATAGCTGTCACCGGCCGCCAAACCTTGGGCGACGACGGACAGGTTCGCGGCCTTGATTGCGTGGCGCATGATGGTGCGCCGAAACGTAATCATGGTGCCGAAATATTTTGAAATAAGCCCTTCGGCGCATTGGGCTTCACGGGCGACGGCTTCGCGTGTCAGCTTTGCCCAGCCCCCCGGCTGTCCGGCGACCTTCACGGCAGCATCAATGATTTGTTCTTTTCGCTTGTCAGGGTGTAGGCGCATGGTAAGGGTATCCGGTGAATAGTTGGTGCATTATGCTGGATGGTGACGGGGCCGTCAACGGTAAGAAAGAACCTGGCGACGTCAGAGTGCCGCGGCTGTCCCCCAATGGAATGCCACAGGATAAAGCCTAGCCGGTCATGTCTAATATATTTCATAGCGTGCCCTCTCCGGTGCAAAAAGCAGCGTCGCCGCCGGAAGCCGTGACCAATTGCGCCCAAGCCAATTGCGCCAGTTCGCGCGCGTCCCCGGTATATTGCCAACCGACTTTTTTGCATTCGCGGCTCACGAATTGGCCGATTACCTGGCCGACGTGCTGGGGGCCAATCAGGACCGGGCGCCAGCCAATGAGGTCGGCGGACTTCATGACTTCGTTAACCTGCTTGGACTCATTCGCCAGGCCATAGCGCACGGGAACGCCCCGGGCGTCGATCAGGGCGCCGACGTTGTTGCGGAACAGGCGCACCCCCAGGCGGGCGGCTTCCAAGCGCACAGCGGCTTGCACAGCGGCTTCACTGGTGCCCTTGACCGTGGCCGGGAGTTCGTGCCCCCCGTGCATGCCGAAGATGGCTTGCAATTCGGCCAGGGCTTGCAAAGTGACGCCATGTCGGGCGGCCCATTGGTAGACGGCCGGTGTCATTGTGCCCCCTGATTTGCGAAATAGGCCGCCGCGTCGACGGTCCCGTCAATTCCATATTTGCCAAGTTCGGCACTCACACGGGCGGCAAGCTCCGCGGCTTCGCGTGTGCCCAGCGTTTGGGCGTTCGCAACGTCGATGCCGAACCGATGATAGAAGCGGCGGTAACTTTCCGATTCCCCGCGGCCTTGGGCACTCTCCAAGCCAGCCCACCAAGCAATAACGTTGCGCAATGCCTTTTGCCCTTCCCGGCGCTCCCAATGCCGGCGGCGCACGGCCCCTTGCACTTCGGCGCTGGCGCCCCATGGCACAACCGCGTCGCCGTCAATCTTGGCGATATTGCCCCGCAACGCGGCCAGGGTGTCCGGGTCCAGTTCGGTAAGATCGCCGTCGACAAACTCCGGGGCGCTCCGGCTTGGTGGGGGCGGGTAGTGGCCGCAATACGGGCAACACTTAAAGACCCGTTCATAAGGCTGGATGCACTCCGGGTTGACGCAAACGCGCATTGGGATGGCATCGGACTTGCCGCCGCTTCGGCGCTCCCGGCGGTCTAGTGACCATTCCCGGCGGGCATCCGGGAGCCCGTGGCGTAGTACGTTGCCGACGTGGTCGATGATGAAGGCCACGGGCTTACCGCTGGCGGCAATTACCGCCTTGCGCCCTTCATCCGTCAATAGGTCGTAGCCGGTCAATTCTTCGCGGGTCAGCATCAGGCGCAAGGCCCGGCCAAATTGCTGGGAGAACAGGGCGAACGATTCCGTCGGCCGTGCAAAACTCACGACCTCAATTGCCGGAAGGTCGAAGCCTTCCCCGAACAAATCAACGTTGACCAGTTGCATGACTTCGCGGGCCTTGAAGCGCCGGAGAATTTGCGCCCGTAAGGCGTCCGGGGTCTTGGCGCTTACCACTTCCGCCGGCACGCCCGCGGCCCTGAATGCGGCGGCAATCTCGGTTGCGGCTTCCACGTCGACGGCGAAGGTCACGCCCAATTTGCCCGGCGCCAGCTTGAGATAATGCGCCACCACGTCCCCGGTAATGTGGGATTTGTGGACGGCCTTGCGTAGCTGGTCCGCGTTGAAATCTCCGGTCGCGGCGCTGGTTGCAACTTGGGTCAGGTCCAAGTCGGACGGCGGCGCAAAAATCCGGTAGTCCGTCAAATAGCCCATGTCGATGATATCGCGCATGGATGGCGCCAGGACCATGGCGTCGACCAGGCCGTCGGCGTGCCGCCCCAGGCCCTTGCCGTCCGCCCGTAGGGGCGTCGCCGTGGGGAGCATGCCCCGTGCATTCGGGAACAGTGCCGCGGCGGCGCCCCATTTGTTGGCCTTCAAGACGTGGTGCGCTTCATCCTGCACCATCAAACGGACTTGCTTAAACCACGGGTCGCCCGCATCCATGCGAATGATGGTATCAACGCCGCCGACTCCGGTCTTGGCGTTCGGGTCAAAGAAGGAATAGCCAAGTTCGGCAACCTGCAAGGCGCTGATAACGCGAATCAGCGGCGCCCCCTTCTTGGCCCCGACGATGCGATGGCGCACGCCATTACGGGCCAGGGCAATGGAAATTTGGCTTACCAATTCTTGACGGTGCGCAATGGCAATGCTGGCGCCAGGTTCGTCGTAAAGCACTTTTGAAAGCACGACGGTTTTGCCGGAGCCCGTGGCGGCCACAGGCATGACGTTTGCGGCGCCGCCGTTCCAGGCTTCGTACACGCGCCGCTCCAACTCGGCTTGAAAGGGTCTTAGGGCGACTGGCATTTATGAGCAAGCCTCCCAAATCGGATCGCCAGTAACGTCTTGAAATTGATCATTTGCGACGATTGATCCGTCATGGCATTCGATAACAGCGAATGTTTGCAGATTTAAAAACAATTTGCGGTTGAATAATTCGGCCAAATTATTGACTGCCATATTGAAATATGACGGCTTCAACTCAGATCCGGCAAATTTGCGCCCGGCTTTAATTGCACAATAGGCGGTTGATCCAATTCCGCTGAATGGGTCAAACACAATATCGCCCGGATTGCTCCAAAGTTCGACGCCACGTTCGATGATGTCAAGGGCCATCGGACATATGTGGCGTTCATCTTCATCATCACGCCCGCCTCGATAGTTGAGCGTGCGACTTGATCGGATGTCCATCCATACAGGCGACGCATACCTGCGCCATCGGTTATGGCTCAAGTTGCCATCAGTCGGTTCATCATCACCAATAAATTCTGTCAGTCCGTGTTCGTGCGCCACCGGTTCGGTATTCACTCCAGGTTTGCGGAATGTCAAAAGGTACTGCGGAAGTCCTGCGCGAGATAACGCCGAATCTTTGCAAAGTTGCTTGTGCATCAGGCCGATGGCTTTGGTGCGAGTAGCTTCGATCAGAGGGTCTTTCCAGATCACATGCTCACTGTGATAGATAAAGCCATGTTTGATGAATGCTGCAATCAAAGCCCCGCGAAAATCCTTTAGTCCGATGTACCCGTCGCGGCTTTTCATCGCGGGCAAATTCATGCAATCGACCGACACATTGCGCCCCGGCATCATGATTCGCATCAGCCCTTGAATCACAAAGTCGAAGTGCGTAAAAAATTCAACATCAGACCTGCAATTACCAATGTCGCGCTCAGAGTTTGAATATGCGTAAAGGTTTGAATATGGCGGCGAAAAGATGGAATAGCCGACCGAATTTTCCGGCAGCATGTTCATGATTTCAACACAATCCCCGTTATAAAGGGCACATTTGTCGTTAACGAATTGATCGATGATTTGCATTTTGATTACATCCATGAAGGTAAGTTGATAAATTTTGAAGGCGTGTAGTCGGTGCGTTCTTTGACAGTGCCGACAACTTCGCGCCGCGTGAACTCTCGCATGTGACTGATCATTCGATCAGCCATCACATCGGCCTGCGCTTGTTTTCGGTCAAGATTGTCTTTGACTGCGCCCTCGGCTGACGTATAAATGATGTACGTGTACACCTCGCGTTTTTGGCCGAATCGATAGCATCGGCGCACAGCTTGATAAAACTTTTCGTAGGAATCATCAAGCCCAACAAATGCCACATTTCGGCAATGCTGCCAGTTGAGCCCAAACCCGCAGATTTTTGGCTTACTGATAATCACCCGTGCATTGCCATGTGAAAATTTGGTTATCAATTCTTCTTTTTTGGACGACGGCAATGATCCATAAACCTCGACTGCATCGGGAATCAGACTTGCCAAAAGCGCAGACTCGTCATTCAAATTACACCAGATCACCCACGGTTCATCTGACATGTTCACCATATCGGCGAGAAGTCTGCATCGATCGTCAATCGATACCTTGCGAGCATTGCGGCGTTCGGTCATTGTGTTGGCCCGAGGCGCGTCAACATCAATCCGGCAATCGACCACATGCATGGCGGGCAGTTTGTACCGCGATCCATCAAACCCCAGGTCATCCGGGCTACGAATGAATGTCGCCCATGTGGCTAACCATTCCCAAAACTTTGTTTTTCCGTGACCCTTCAGACGCCATTTGCTGGTGTCAGATCCATCGTGCGTAAAGAACATCGCCAGCATTTCGGTATGCTTCATTACGCCTAAAAATTCAGCTTGGCTACCAAGCTCCATGTAATCGTTCGGGCTTGGTGTAGCGGTACAGCTCAATCGATATGGCGTGTCCGCAAATTTGGCAATTGTTGCCATGCGAGTTTTAGAATCTTCCCCCTTTAAAATGGACGATTCGTCTAGCACCACTCCGATAAATTGTGAGGCGTCAAAATGTTGGATCATTTCGTAATTCGTGATGATGATCCGATGGTCGGTTACATCCGACTGATGGCGAACATACGTGACCGTGATACCAAAATGCGCACCTTCTTCGACTGTCTGTTGGGCTACGCAAAGCGGTGCCACAATCATCACGGCTTTGCCGGTGTAATCGGCCACAGCATCGGCCCACGACAACTGCATCAGCGTCTTACCCAGGCCAGTGTCGGCAAACACTGCACTACGCCCCTTTTTCAGCGCCCATCTGACGATGGCTTCTTGAAAGTCAAACAAGTTGACGTTGAGATTTTCCGCATCAAACCCCCCATAGACATCCGCAACGGACTTGCGCTTTAAAAATTCCTCGTACATGTGTCGGTTCTCCTGTTGACATGTTCGTCATTATCGGCAACAATAGCCATGCGGTCAATCCCCGTACTCAACTTTTAGGAGAATTTGAACATGTCCATGCAGATCAACGTCGACCCCGCCGGGCTGACTCAGGAACAACGCGAAGCCGTCGCGGGCTTCATTCTGGCCTACCCTTCCAAGGCGTGCGGCGGCACTTGCCACACCAGCGTCGCGGCTGAGATTCACGACAACACGGAAGCTGTAAGCCTTCGCGTTCCGAATGCGGTCGCCGCGGCCGTTGCGGCAAATCCAGTCGGCGCCGTGCTGGCGTTGAATGATGAAATTGCCCAGCTTGCCAAAGATGGCGGGGAATTCGACGCCTCCGTGGCATTCGGGGGCGACCCGGTTGCCGCGGCCGTCTTCGGGAGCGCCCCGCCCCCTTTGCCCCTTGGGGCGACCGCTGCCCCCTCTATTGCGGTTGCCGCTCCGTCCTTGACTGCCCCCGCGGATACGACGGGGACTACTTTTGCCGCGGCCCCGAACGTCCCCGCACCCCCTGCACTGAATACCGTGCCCGTGGCGCCGATTGCTGCACCCCAAACCGCGAACCCTGTCGGCGCCGTTGATTTGGACAAACACGGCTTACCATGGGATGGCCGCATTCATGCCGAAAGCAAAGCCAAGATTGCCGACGGTACATGGCGCAAAAAACGCGGCGTCGACCCGGCGCTGGTTGTCACGGTTGAGGCCGAATTGCGCCAGGTTATGGGCGCCGCGCCCGCCGCCGCGCCTGCGGTCCCCATGTTCATTGATGGCAAGATTGAATATCGACCGATGCCAACGCCACCAGAACCCGGAATGTTTTTGGCGCCAGGTGTTGCGCCGCACGAAGTATCTACCCCCGCGCTCCCGACCGCACCAGTGGCCCCGGTTGCCCCGCCGCCGCCCGCGCCTTTGGCCGCTCCGGTCGGTGAAGTGCCGCAAGATGCCCGCGCCCAATTCGTGGGGCTGGTGGGTCGCGCTTCCGCCGCAATCCAAGCGGGCAAGGTGACGCAAGCCGAAATAACGCAATGCTGCGCCGCCGCTGGCGTGCCCGCGCTGCCCCTGTTGGCCAACCGTCTTGACCTTGTAGCCCAGGTTGCCGCCCAGGTCGACGCCATGATTGCGGCCCGATAATGTCAGGCGCCCATTCAATCTTGCCGCCTTCCGGGGCGGCGGCCTGGCGCCGTTGCGGCCTTTGGGTCGCAATGAATCAGGCTTACCCGAAACCGGACACGCCGGAGAGTATGGAAGGCAACGCGGCCCATTGGGTCTTTGCTGAAATGCTGGCCGGGCGTGTCGTTTGTGAAGGCTTGATTGCGCCAAACGGCGTGGTCGTGACCGAAGAAATGATTGAAGGCGGGGAGTTGGTTGTCGAAACCGTCCGCGCCCGCATGCCCGTCGAACGCTTCGGGGCTCCCCGTGTGGAAGAGGCCGTCGCAATTTCACGCATTCACCCGCAATGCTGGGGCACGCCGGACATTTGGGCTTTCTCAGCTTCGCCGCTGGTGCTGGAAGTCATCGACTACAAATTCGGCCACCGCTTTGTCGATGAATACGAAAATGACCAGGGCGTCGCGTACATCACGGGCATTGTGGATATGCTGGCGGAAAAGTTCGGGGAAGGTCCGGGCCAGTTTGACCAGCATTGCAAAGTTAATTTTACGGTCATTCAGCCTCGATGCTTTTACAAGGGTTCCCCGGTTCGCACTTGGTCAGTTATGGCGTCGGACCTTCGCGGCCACGTCAATTTATTGACCGGCGCCGCGGCCGTTGCCCTGGCCCCCAATCCGGCCGCCGTGACAAATTCGGAGTGTGGAGATTGCCCCGGCCGCCACGCTTGCCCGGCCTTGCAAAAAGCCGCGTATTACGACGCTGAATTTGCCGTGAAGTCGTCCCCCGTGGAATTGCCGCCAGCGGCCGCCAGCCTTGAATTAAAGATGCTGGAACGGTCCCTAGAACGGTTGCAAAGCCGCGTCGAAGGGATGCGCGAAGCCGTGGCGACGTACATTCGGCAAGGTCATTCCGTGCCCTGGCATCGTGCGGAACAAGGCTACGGTCGCCAGCAATGGACCATGCCGGTCGACCAAGTGCTTGCCATGGGTTCGCTCATGGGCGTCGACCTTTCAAATCCTGGCGTAAAGACCCCGAAGCAAGCGCAAAAAGCTGGTGTTGACGAAGCCGTCATTAAGGCTTATAGTGTGACTCCATCGGGGTCAATCAAATTAATTTCCGATAACCCAGCCGATGCGCGTCGCGTCTTCGGCACATCAACGTAATAGGAGTTTTCCAAATGGCAAAAGTAAATATCACTTCCCCCGTCGGCCGCATCGTCATGGGGTCGCTGTATGACCCCAGCACCACGGACGCCGAAGGCAAACCGCTGGTCGTCAAGACCGGCCCCAATGCAGGCCAGGCCCGCGTCAACTACTTTTTCGCGCTGGCAATCCCCAAGGGTGCGGAACCTCATTGGGCGCATACGCCTTGGGGCCAACAAATTTGGGCTATCGGCAACCAGGCGCACCCCAACGCCGCACAGTCCCCCGCGTTCGCGTGGAAAATTGAAGATGGCGACTCGCAAATCCCGAACAAGAAAGGTCGCAAACCTTGCGATAACGAAGGCTGGCGCGGTCATTGGATTTTGAAATTCTCCGGCGGCTTCGCTCCGAAGGTGTACCAGCAAGAGGGCGCCGGTTACGTCCAAGTCATGCAAAAAGACTTTTGCAAGCCTGGCTATTTCGTTGAAGTGGCATTCAGCGCCGACGGCAACGGTTCGACCAGTCAGCCGGGCGTCTACCTCAATCACAGCATGGTTTGCTTCCGCGCTTATGGTGCTGAAATTTCCTTTGGTCCGGACGTGTCGTCGGCTGGCTTCGGTCAATCGGCTTTGCCCGTTGGTGCCAGCATGACGCCGCCCGCTGGTGCAATTCCAATGCCACAGGCTCAAGCCCCTGCAGCATACGCACCCCCGGCGCTCCCAGGTGCCCCGGCTGGCTACATGCCGCCACCAGTGCCCGGAATGCCCGCGGGCGTCCCCGTGTTGCCTGGCGTGCCCATGGGTGCCCCGGTTGCCGCATACGCACCCCCGGCCGTTCCTGGCATGCCTGCACCCATTCCGGTGACGCCTAACCCGGCATTCGTGCAAGTGCCACCCCCAGCGGCCCCGATGGCTCCCCCGCCAGCACCGCCCGCCCCGGTTCGCCAAATGACCGCGGCGGCCAATGGTGCGACGTATGAAGCCTACATTGCCGCCGGATGGAACGACGCGCAACTCGTGGCAAACGGCATGATGGTCGCCTAACTCAAACCCCTGGCCCTTCGGGGCCGGGCTTACTTTTGGAATACCCGAAATGAAAAAACAAATGATTGACGCGATGGTGAACGCCTTTTTGGGCTGGCCGTTGCCAAAAGATTTTCACCCCGACTGCCATATCAACTTTGACCGCGAGAAAGCGCAAGCGACGCCACATTCGTGGCCGGTCGGAACCAATCTTTTAACCGCCGACCATGCTCGGCAAATGTTTGAACATGCGTTTAGCCAAGTAACGCCGGGACCGATTGAAGATATCAAGCGTGCCGGGGGCGTGCTGGTCGATTACTGTCACGGTGCCAGCAAGGCCGCGGGCTGGTGGAACGATTTGCAAACCGGCGCCCCGCTGATTGAGCGGCCGCATGTTGTGGGTGAAAAGCTCATGCTCGTTGTTTCGGAAGTGTCCGAAGCCATGGAAGGCCACCGCAAGAATTTGCCCGACGACAAGCTCCCGCACCGCCCCATGGTTGAAGTCGAACTTGCCGACGCCGTGATTCGCATTGCTGATTTGGCGGGCGCCTTGGGTCTTGACCTTGGGGGCGCTATCGCTGAAAAAATGGCATTCAATGCCACACGGCCGGACCATAAGCCGGAAAATCGCAAACTTGAAAACGGTAAGAAGTATTGATTATGGATAAATGGGATGCCCGTTTTATCGCGCTGGCTTCGCTTGTTGCCAGTTGGAGCAAAGACCCTTCCACGCAAGTCGGCGCCGTGGTTGTCGATCAAGACAAACGCATTGTTTCGACCGGCTTTAACGGCTTTCCGCAAGGCGTCAATGATGCCCCGGTCGACCGTGAAGTCAAATTGCTGCGAACGATTCACGCGGAAGAAAACGCCTTGCTCTTTGCGCGGCGCAATGTCACGGGCATGACCATTTATGTGACCCGGCCGCCGTGCGCCAGGTGCGCGGCAAAGCTGATTCAAAGCGGCATTGGGCGGGTCGTTTTTCCGTCGCCGCCGGTCGAGTTTGTAGAACGCTGGCGGAACGAAATTAACCAGGCGTTTTTAATGTTCGATGAATGCGGCACGCAAATTACCGCGCTGGGGGAATGATGCAAATTGTCCCGCCGCCCCCACCGACCACAGTATCCCGCCCCGTGGCCTTTTACGATACAGAGTGTTTTCCAAACTATTGGCTATTGAAATTCCGCCCCCGTGGCGGCCAGGCGTATGGCTTCCGGCTTCGCGCCGGTCAATCGTTCGACCAGGCCACGGCCGCCCGCATTCGGCTATTGTTCGACGCCTTTTGCGCGGTCAGTTTCAACGGCAATTATTACGACGTGCCCATGATTACCGCGGCCCTCTCCGGCTACACCGCGGAGCAATTGAAATGGCTTAACGACCGCATCATTGTCGAAAAGGTGAAACCGTGGGAATTGGGTTTGCCAGAATGGAAGCCTTCGGACCATATCGACGTCATGGAAGTGGCGCCAGGTGCCGGAAGTCAAAAGCAATACGCCGGGCGCATCCATTGCCCCACTATGCGCGACTTACCCTATGACCCGGGCCATTACGTGACCGAAGCGGAAATTGTGGAAGTCGACGCCTATTGTGAAAACGACCTTGCCGTCCTTGAAGCCCTCTTTGATGCCCTGGCGCCGCAAATTCACCAGCGGGTCGCACTGAGCGCACGATATGGCATTGACTTGCGGAGTAAATCGGATGCCCAACTAGCCGAAGCCGTATTGAAGCGTCGATGCGAACAGGCCACAGGGCAACGCATTTTTAAGCCGGAAATTGATTGGAATTTGCGCTTTCGTTACAAGGTGCCCGCGTTCATTTCCTACAGCTTGCCACAGCTTCAAAAGGCGCTTGAATTGGTGCGCGAATCCGTTTTTATGCTGGGGCCAAAAGGAACGGTCGAAATGCCGCCACAGCTTGAGGGCTTGCTTATCACGATCAACCAGTCGACCTATAAAGTGGGCATTGGCGGATTGCACAGCCGGGAAGAAACCATTGTCCACCGCTCCGACGAAAATTGGGTTTTGCGGGACAATGACGTCGCCAGCTATTACCCGTCGTTAATTCTCAATTCTGGCGAATGGCCCCCAGCACTTGGGCAAACCTTTTTGCAGGAATATGAGGCCATCAAAAACGAACGCCTGGCCGCCAAAGAGTTGCAAGGTAAATTGAAAAAAGCCGGACGCACTGAGGGTGAAGAGTACGAAGACGCGAAGGTCGGCAACGAAGGCGGCAAGATTATGATTAACGGGACTTTCGGCAAGACCGGGAGCCCGTACAGCGTTCTATTTGCGCCGACCATGTTGATTCAAACCACAATCACGGGGCAATTGTCCCTTTTGATGCTGATTGAATGGCACGAAATTTACGGCATTCCAGTTATCAGCGCGAACACCGACGGCGTCGTTATCAAGTGCCCCCGCGACAAAGTCCCCGTGAGTGAAGCCCTGATTGCTGAATGGCAAAAGCGCACGGGGCTGGAAATGGAAACCGTGGAATATCAGGCGGTCTACTCCCGTGACGTGAATAATTATTTTGCCGTCAAAACCGACGGGGAAGTGAAGCGCAAAGGGGAATACAGCAAAGCCGGATTGGTGGAGAAAAAGAACCCTGACGTCGAGATTTGCGCGGACGCCGTGGCCGAATTCTTGTCGAAGGGCACGCCCATTTTTTACACCATTGCGGCATGCCGGGACATTCGCAAATTTGTGACCATTCAAAAGGTCAACGGCGGCGGCGTGAAAATGTGGGGCGAAGGGCCGCGCAAGGGCGCCAGGGTCATGGATATGGTCGGCACGTTGCAGGCGTGCGGCTGGGTCAAAGAGGGGCGCAAGTGGCGCAAGGGTGACAGTGTGACGGACGCGACCACGGCTTACGGTGCATGCTTCCAGCCGCAAACGCCGGAATACTTGGGCAAGGTGGTGCGCTGGTATTACAGCACCCAAGCGCCCGGCCCTATCGTCTATGCCAGCAACGGCAATACCGTGTCGCTATCCTACGGCGCCCGGCCGTGCATGAACTTGCCGGACCAATTGCCGGACGATATCGACTATGCATGGTACACATCCAAGGCCGAAGCGATGCTAAAAGATATCGGCTTCTATGCGTTGACATAGGCAAATTATTGATCTACAATTGCGCCATCAACTCAACAAGGAAGCGAACGTGATTAAATTCAAAATTAAAGTCGACGGCCACGAATACGAAGGCGTTTTTGCGCACAGTTGCGACGCGGTCATTGATGCAATCGAACGCAACCCCGACGCCCGCCGCGTCAGTGTCAAGGCCGCCAAATGTTGACATTGAATCCCGGGCTTATACGGTCCATGGACACCGACCATTTGGTCCGTTCATTGGAGTGCGAACCGGCCATCATGCGAACGCCGATTGAATTGGAATTGATGCGCCGATGTTATGACCTGGCGGACGAATTAGCGGAAGCCAAAGGTGAAATTGAAGGTTTGGAAAAGAAGGCTGATGGGCTTGACAAATATTCCGAATTTGAAATTGACCCCGACGATTGCCGTTTGATGCATGAGGCCCACGGTGCGACATGGTTGGAAATTTCAAAAATGCTCACTGTTCTACAAAATGAAGGAATTGATGATGTTGAAACTCTTACGCAACGCCTTGGTCTTGATGATTAACATTTTCATGTTGGCCGCCACAGGGCACGCCGCATGCGTCAAAATCGCCGCGGATGGTACGGAAGGGCCTTGCCCTGTCCAAGTGCAACGGGAGCCCGTGGCGGCCCCACAGCAGGCCAGCGCGAACCCTTGCCAACTTGGCGGCATGCTGGCTTATGAAGCCTATTTGCGGGCCATCCCCGACGTCATGTGGCCGTCGGCCAATCGCTTGCATTACGCTGTCGATTATTTGGGGGACATGATGGTCGCCAAACATGACCGGGCGGTCGCTCACAGGGGCGTCGAAATTATCGCAATCAGGCTGCAGGCTGCGGGGATGCATAAACCGTGGGAAGGTGCGGCCTATGAAGTGGCGCGGGAATTTATCGTTAAGGAGTGCGCCAAATGACTTGCACGCATGCCGCAAGCGGTTGCAATTACCCGGAAGGGGAATGCGCGGGATTTTGTCTAAATAAGGGGCTTGAAGTGATTTACAAAAGTGGAACGAAATTGGTCGACCGGGAATCTGGGGAAGTTTTCGTGGTGTATAACTCAAATGAGTCAATTACCCACTATCAAGGCGCCAGCGGAAGCGGGGACGTGCGAACTTCGGAAGTGCCGACAATTTTTGAAGTTGATGCCAATGGGGTGCCGGACATGCTGGCGCCGTCCGTTCTGGATATCCAAGAAGGCGGCGACCATTACAAGAAGTTGGGCGCCTATCAGCCGTGGGAAGTGTTGCGCCGCTGGCTGACGCCCGAAGAGTTCCGCGGCTACATGAAGGGGACGGCCATTGCCTATTTGGCCCGCGAACAGGACAAGGGGGGCATGCTGGATATTCGCAAGGCCGGCCACACCCTGCAAGGTCTTGTCGAACTGTTGGGGGCTGAATAATGGCCGCTCACGAATCCGCCGCAATGGTCAAGGCCCGCAAGATGGTCACGGAACAGGGCGTCACGCCCTACGCCGCGGCCGCTAAAGTTGGTTTGACCCGTTCAGCCATTTACATGGCCCCATGGTACAAGGCTTGGAAAGCCGCCCAAAAATGAAGCGAATCGGTTGTCACGCCCGCCAGTATGGCGACCAAATGATTTGTGCCCCTTGCGGGCTCAATTGGGACGTGAACGACCCGGAGCCGCCGGAGTGCCGCAAGGTTGACCGGCGGCTTAAAGCGGTCAAGGATGCCGTGAAGTTTGAAAGCAACCCCAGCGAACCGGCCCGGCTTCCCGTCAAGCTCCCGGACGATGTGGCCGTCGAAATGGTCAAGACTTACCAGGCCCACGGCGGCCACAGTGCAGGCATGCAAGCCGCTTACCGTTTATTTTTGGACAGGATGGAGCCATGAAAAAACAAATCACAATCCCGGTCGGAATGTTGCTGGTGCTGGCCGTCTTCGGTTTCGTTGGTCACATGGACTATGAAGACGAAAAGGCCGCCCAGGCTCAATACTGCGACATGGTCAAGGCCGGGCACTGGCCGGACTATCAGGGGACGTACCGGCGCGAATGCTTGCCGCCCAAGAGCGTGCCACGTTGAGCCCTACGGCGTCCGTGTCGCCTTCGTCAAAGAGTCCCGAAATTCCTGCATCAAATCGCTGTAGCGCTTGCTCAAGCTCGGCCCGGTCGAAACAGGCAAGGTCAGGACTTCGGGAACCAGCGGGGGCGGCGGGCACGATACGGCTACCGGCACGGGCGTCGCGCAACCGCTTATTGTCAGCACGCAAACCAGCCAAAGTAATTTGATATTCATGGTCGGAATTCTCCTTTATTCGTTTGTCTTCGGCCGCTTTCGCTTCAGCCAGCTTCTTTGCGGCGTCCCCTTCGGCCTTCACCGTGCCGACGAAGCCGTCAAACCGCGCTTGAGTAGCCGCCAGGCGTTGCCCCTGCACCCACCATGCCCCGGAGCCACCAAAGGCCAGCCCAAGCGCAAAGAAGGCCGCTAGTGCCCAGGGATTGCCGACAATCAGCTTCCACATGGTCAAGCCTCTTTGCTGGCTGTCAGTGCCGTGGTGGTGACTACGCGCAAAATCGCGTTGACCACGGGAAGGCCGACGGCAATGATCGTGTAAAAGTTGCCGGGCAAATAGGCTTGCAAAAGCCCGGTGCCAGCTTCAAGGGCTACCAGGGCGGCCACCAGGGCGTTAATAATCAGGGTCTTTGACGTGTACCAAGGTTTCACGGGTAATCCTTCCAAGGAAGTTGATAATGTGGGCCGTCCTTAAAGCTCTTCCAATCGCCGCCCCATTCTATGGGCACGCCGACTTCCTTTGCCGCCTGTTTGACGGCCGCGGCGATCTTGTAATAAAGCGGCCAATCCCAACGCACTTCCCCGCCCACGAATGCGCCCAAATCGACCGCATGGCCGGTAAGGTGCCGACTTTTGAGCGTAGTCGTTGCGCCGGACTTCAATAGCTCTTGCTGGCGCTGGATGGTCCGCAAACCTTCCAGCACCGTGAAGTCGACCGGCGTGATTTGAATGGCACGTTCGACCACTTTGACCAAATCAGCATGCAAGCCCGCAAGGCGTTGCCGGGAGCGGTCCCCTAGTGCGTAGCTCATGGCTTGTCGACCTTCCTATCAATCTTGTCTTCGATTTTGTCCAGCTTTGCAAATAGGGCTTTGCTCAAGTCTGAAAACTCGTCTTTTTTGACATAACCCCCAGCGACTAAAACTTCAATTTCTCCGACTTTCGTTGCAAGTTGCTTGTCGGCCGCTTGCAAGTCTTTTACCGCTTGCCAAACCGCATTAAGTAAAAATCCAATCAGCGCCCCGAATCCTGCAAGTAGCCAATTGATAAGTGCTTGGTCCATTTTTCCGCCCGTTATTAACAATGATTTCCTGATGGGTCAAATACGTCAAGAAGGTTATTGCATATCCAATTTGCAAGCCTGAACCGCCAGCCGCTACCAATTGCAATATATCGTTGAAGCCGACCCGTAACCAAAGGCTCCCGCGGAAGATCAAAGAAAACAACCGCGGCAATCGTGAAATTGATTACGAAGTCGGCAAGGATTCCGACCAAGATAAAAGGCGCACCGAGGGCATACGTTGCCCAGCCAAGACGCTTTTGCAAGTGCGCCCGATATAGACCCATGACAAGGACATAGAAGCCCCAAAAGACCCACAGGGCCGCCAGCGCAAAAGCAAAAGTGTTCATTTGGCAATCATCCAAAGGTGTTGCGGGGTAATTCGGTAAAGGGCTTCCGGGCGGAACAACGGGGCGCCGGCTTCCGCAAATGCCCAGGCCACCAGTTCGGAGCAAAACCAGGCGTCGGCTTCTTGCCAATCGCGGCGCACCAGCATGCCAAAAAGGGCCGTCAGGTCGTAGGGCTTGCCCACCTGTGACCGCACGGCCGCAATGACCGCGGCGGCATCTTGGCAAGGGATTTCCGCGAACGTGTGGCGGCTATGCTTGGCGATAATGTCCGCCAGGGGCGCCACACGAACCGATGGCCACGTAGCTTCGATTACTTCATCTCCGTCCACGATTGCAACATGGCTCCAATCGGACCATGTAACCGCCCTAATAATGGCGGCTCCTGGCAATTTGGAAGTGCAAAAGAGGACGCGCATGGCAATTACTCCCCGTAGATTTTCGGCCAGCCGGTGGAAAAGTCATACGTCGATGGGTCGGCGCTGGCTTCCATGGCGGTTTTGTGCCCTTCGGCAACGGCAAAAATTGCTTGGTCATTGGCGGCCGCAGCGGCGAAGACGTTGCCGGCGACGGTTTGGTCCATTGCCACAAAGGTGCCATCCATGGTCTTCCATTGAAGGCTGGCCGGAATGTTGGCGCCCAGCATCACAAGGCCCATTTGCTGGATGCGGCTTGCGTCGTCGGAATGAAACCATTTGTTGGTCGTGCCGACTTTCACCTTGACGCCGCCGATCTTGCGCCGGTCGCGTTCGGCTTTGATGGCGTCCCATTTGGCCGCAACAATTTGTGCAACGGTTGAGGTCGGCACATTGTCACTATAAGTTTCATCGGCGGTTACATCCCCCGGCCCATTGACCGCGCGCCATCCTTGATTATCCTTACGAATTGCATAGCCCATTTGAAGCCCCTTAAATAGTGTCAGTCCAACCAAGGCCACTTAATGCCGAAGTAGCACCAAGCGCCGCATAATAAATATTTGTACTTTCAAGTACAAATGACCCTCGCATTACTGATTGCAGACTAGTCGCCCCCCAACCTAAAACCATTGGTGCGGATAAAGATGCGTTGTTATATCCTTGATATGAAGCATTTGGGGCCGCCATTGCGCCGCCATTTGAACCTGTGCCATATTGCATAACAATATCAATTTCGGCGGCGGTTGAAGGGATGAAAGCGCCCGTGGCAATTGTGGCCCAAGTCGTAGTGGTCGCCCCGGGAGTTCCTTGATTTCCGCTCGCCATTTGCAATAGGCTTGTCAAATTTCCAGTGCCAACTATGAATTGAACTTTTCGCCCGTATTGCTTAAAACTCAACGGGTATTTATTTGCCGACCCGTCAGTTTTAATCCAACCCACCCGCGCTTTATGCGTGTAACCGCTTGGCAAAGTGGGGGCAGTTTCCGACAAAGACATGAGGCCGGCTGTCGTCGTACCGTTCCAAATAACCCAAAGGGAATACCATGTTGATGCCGCAATTGTGCCAATATCAATGCCATTTGCACCTACGGCAGTTCCAGCGATGGTCAATGAAACATTACGCAAAGTTTGATACGCATTCGCCGCACTTTCAACCGCAATTTCGTCAACCGTAACACTAACATTGGCCGACAAACCCGTGGCCGATGCTCGCAAATTTTTGAATGCACCTTGAATTGACGCCGAAGTGGAAATTGATGCAATACCAGTCGCCGGATTCAGCAACACGACCTTATCAAGCGTGACGTCATATTGCATTAGCAGCCAATGGCCGGCGCCAGCAATATCGCCAGCAACCAAAGCGGCATTGGCGCCCTTGACGATGGTTTTTGCAGCCAGGGTGCCGCTGTTCGCGGTAAATGTGGGGGTCGTGGTCGCATTGGCGGAAGCTGCACGCACAAGGAACGGAACGCCATTGGGCCACTTGCGTGGCGCCGGGGAAAATGTCGCGGTCAAAGCGTCCGCGGTTCCACCGGCACTTGCAATCAGTTCGCCCATGGACGAAATGGCGTCATTGACGGCGCTATAAATGTTCGTCGCGTCACCGGCCAGGGCTTGCACTGAATTGACGACCAGACCAGTTCCGGCGGCTGTCTTGCAAGTAATGGTGTAAGGGCCTGTCGTGCTGTTAATGACAATCCATTCCCCGACGATGTTCGGGAAAATCAAATTCAAATTGGCAGTCAGCAAACCCGTAATGACGATAATCGGCTTGCCATATTGGGCGGCCGTCAAAGTCACGTTTGCGCTGGTCATAGTGACCGCGGCGGCCCCGGTGGTGAAGTCGGGAACCCAGCCGGCGGCCACGGCGCCCGCACCTTCCGGGTCGGTGACATTGTTGTCGGCCGTGTTGAACCAGTAGCCCAGGCCGTCCGACCGCATGATGCGGGCGCCCTTTGGGTAGCCGCCGACGTTGCTGTCAGTTGCGAACGCCGCGTCGTAGGCGTAGCCGCCGCCAGCGTTAGCCCATCGGAGAATTGCCGACAGTTCATAAAGAACGCCGTTCATGTCCAAGCCGGAAGGCGGCGTGCCACCAGCCGCAAGTGGCGTTCGTGTCAATGGTGGAAAGCCGTCGACCAGTGACGCCGCACCAGCAGTAATGCCGATTTGGGAGTCGACCGGAATGTCATTTTTGGCGCCGCTTGCGGCGAATGGCAAAACGAGTTTGCCGGGTGCGTTAGTTAGCTGCATTTGTATTGCCTTCCTGAATAAATGGGGCTTGACCAAATGGCGCCGCCGACCCCGTGCCAGCTTCGGAAAAACCAAAAACAGGAATGTCGGTGGTAATGAGTATAGCACCGACCCCCGCTGGCCTTGGTAAAGCTCCCGATTGCGTCATAATCGCAAATTCATAATCTGTAAGCAAGAACTCAAACGTATACCTCAGATTCATGCCACCCAAATCGTTGACATAACACCGACCTCGACCGGCGAACATGTTTTGCAAAAGTTGATTTAACGAAGGTGAATTTGTGGCGGAAATGTTCGATAACGCCTTAACTAAAATCAATTGCCGGTAAGCATCATCGGCAAGTCGATATGTATTTGTCGCCCCCTGCGTTCCGTCCCAAAAAGGTTGTTCTCCAAAAGGATATGAACCGGGCAAGGCGTCACTAAATCCAAAATATGTATCTGGCGGCGGTATCTGCAATTCACGCGAGATATTGACAATGCGACCCCAAATGTCTAGGCCGAAGCCTTGGGCAGTTTCCACATTCCAAACAAAATCATAAAATGTGTTGAAGTCCGACCGTGGGTCAATATACTGGTCCATATTACGGACCAATTGCGTAATTGTGGCGCTGTTGCCGTATTGGCTGATTATGGTTTCTTCGACGTTAATCATGGTCAAACCAGCGTAACGGAAATATCGGAAGCACTCAAGGTCGGCTTTTGGTCAATCCCGACCGACACTTGGCTTAATGTTGGGGTGCTGGTCCCAATCAGAATGCTGATGAGGGACACATTCGGCGCCACGCTCACGACAGCGCCATAGTAGCGGCTGGCAAGTATCAAAGACCCCATGCGCTCCCGCGTGGTGCCGTCGGCCCCATTGAAGCGCGCAATGATTGCGTCCTGCACCAGTTGAACAATGTTCGACGGCAAGCTGGCGTCGTTGACCAATTGCACGGCAAATTTAACTGGAAGGGCCGCGGGGCGTTCAAATTTGACAGTGTAAGTCGGTTGCGGATAGTTATAGCCGCTGGCGTCAGTGACTACGACGGACGTGTTGCCGTTGTAATCGCACCCGGTATCCTTTTTTCGCCAGATTGCGGCGGCAATGTCAGCGTCGGTGCCACCCACAACGGCCACATAGACCGAATGCTGGAGCAATGGATAATTGGTGCTTCCAGTGTTCACCGTGTTGCCGCTTGGGTTGTCCTTGACATAGACGTCGAGAACGTCAGGCAATGCGAACACTTCCGCATAAATGGCGGCCGGTGTCCCCTTGCCGTTCAATGCGACAGAATTCTTCCGCCGGTATTCAAAGTCGGCCCGGCTTTCAACGTCCTGCCCCATGGTGCCATCGGCCGCGTTCGTGATTGCGTCCCAGCCCGGCACGGCTTGATAAACTTGGGTCAAGGTTCCGGCCGCGCACGGAATGGGGCCATTTTCAATATTTTGGAATTCGGCGTCGACGGTGCCAGTGGTGCCAATCGTTGCGGCGCCGGAAGCGGCGTAAGTGTTCCCGCTTGTATCTTGGGCCAAAGTGCCCGCCGGAATGACGGTGCCCACCAGGCCGGTAAGTGTGGCCGTCACGGCTGTCGGCGTGGCTGGCTTGCGGGTCAGAAAGTAAATGCGCCCGATTGCGTCCTGAAAACGGTCGGCGGAATATTGGGGGTCGACTTGATTTACGAAAGTTGCAATTTCGTTATTTTTGTCAGCAATAACGGCGGCCTGGCTTGATGCAAGTTGCCCTTGCGGAGTCTCAAGCGCCGGGTTTAGCCCGCCACCGAATGCCGCATTCATGTCGGCCTGTACGCCCGCCAATACGTCAGTTTCCGCCGGAATGACCAAACCAGCGGCCGTAAATTGAATTTTTGGTACTGCGCTGGATGCCATCATTGCCCCTTAGAAGGTCACGCCGTTGGCGGTTCCTGTTTCGTCAATAAATTGAATTTGTCCGGTAATTTCGCGGGCGTCGAATGCCGAAATTATACATTGGGCAGTCACGACGCCGGGGACCGTCAAGGCCGCCTTTTCAATGTAGCCGGTCAGCAGGGACGCGGGCGGCAAGTGGCCTAGAACGTCCTCAAAATACGGAATGCCCTTGGTCGTCGCATACCACAATTCACCCAGGAACAAGCGCACGGCGCTGGCAACGTCTTGCGCCAGGGCGTAAGGGGGCGTCGCCATTGCGATATTTCCGGCGCTGTCAATGACCAAATCCCATGCGGATTGATCTAGTAAAAATGTGTTGTATTGCGTCATGTTGGGGGTCCGCTGTTGCCGCCGCCAGGCTGCACGCCCGAATGGGTATGATTATGAACGCTTGCGCCCTGTGCTGTCACGTCGCCCGTCACATTCATGGAGCCGGAGAATTGCGCCGCACCCCCGCCAGTTTGGGAAATGGTGCCATTTAGGACCGTGGCGCCGTTGACCGTAAAGGTGGGGGTCGTGACCGTGGTCGACGTGGTCCCGTTAATTTCCACAGTAGCCGCATTCAATTGGATATCGGGAGCGTCCAGCACCACGGCGACCGGGGAATGAATCTTGATGCCCGCGGCGCTGAATTGAACATATTGCGTCGGGGTGCCGTTAAGCATGCCGCCCAGGTACATACCGTCGGAAAAGCTGTATTGCCGGAAGCTGCCCGGATTGCCTTGTTTCTTGGTCGCCTTGATCTTGGAAATATCGCGGGAAGCGAAAACGCAAACGCCAATGTCCCCTTTTTGCGGGTCCATGATGATGCCATTGGCGCCGCCCTGCAGCCGCAAATATGGGACATTGTGAATGGTCACATGGGGCGTCGGGTTGCCCTGGCCGTCCAATTGGTTGACCAAGGGCGTGACGTCGACAAAGCCTACCGGGGACAGTGCCCCGGCGTTCGTGCAAGATTCCACGCGGACAAGGGTCGCGGTTTGCATCTTCGACAATGCTTGCTGCACCATAAAGGCGATATTGTTGAATTCCCCCCAAGTGCTGGAAGGCTTCAATTGCCCGCTTGGGATGCCGTTAGCGTCCGACATTGGGTGCCCCTCTATGTGTCAGCAAATAGGCCATTGCTTCAAAAAGTGTGTATTCATTATCTTTGGCAAGACCCAGCATTACATTACAGCAGGCGCACAAAATTCCGCGAACCTTCCCGGTCGCATGACAATGGTCGATATGCCAACCCGCCGGGCTTCCCGGATTAGTTGTTTTGCAAATAGCGCATGAATTGTTTTGTGATTCGAGCATCAAATCATATTCTTCAACGGTAATTCCGTACTTAGTTTTTAATCGCCAGTTACGTTTTAACGCTGATTGTGCGGCCTTATTTTTCAACCCATATGCCCGCGCACGTTCCAAATCGACTAATTTTTGTTCGGGCGTCCGATTTGCGTAATGTTTGGCGTTATGCTTTTTGGCATTGGCCTTCTTTTTATCTTGGTCTTTGTACGCCATGATTTCACCTCACCACGGCAAGACCGACCGAATTGCCACGAATCGAAGAGAACCAGGCGCCGCCCGGCTTTTCCGATTCCAGCCTATGCCCGACCGAAGTAACGACCCATTCCCCGGCCGCTTGTTGCACGTCAGTTTCCAATTTGACGGAACCGCCGAAGGTTACGGCCGGATTGAATAGGGTTTGAAAATTGACGCCCACACCGTCAAACGTCGGATAACCCACCAGGCCGGACGCTGGCGATATCAGCGGAATGATTACTTTGCGCGGAACATTCGGCGGCGTGATTGCCAAAATCTTGTCGTCAAGATACAGGTCGCACCCGGCGGCCCGCGCAAGGTCTTTGGCCTGTTCCATGCCGGTATTGGGCAAATAAACGTCGGTCAATTGCGTGGTGACGCCGTTATTTTCAAAGGTGTAGCCCAGGTCGCGGGCAATTTGCGCCATGACCGAAGCCACGTCGACGCGGCCTTTGAAACTCCGCGGCGGGATGGCCTTCAAAGCGTTGAAAAATGCCGATTGCGCCTGAATGTGCAAATACACGTCCGGCATGCTTTGGTAATCAGCCCAGGCGTTGACGATGTTCCCGGCGAATACCAGCGTTTCCGCGGCACCGTCGATGGCGAACACTTCCACGGTGTTGGGAATCAGTGTGCCGGGCTTCCATTGCAGCGTCGTAACGCTGTTCATGTCGACTTGCTTCACGCCAAAAATTTTAGCGCGTAGCGTGCCCATCATCATGCCGCCAGCTTTGTCGATATCAGCGATTGCGCGGAAGCCCTGCAGCGTAATTTGGTCGTGTTCGGACGAACCGAATTTGCCAGTTCCCAAAGTAATGACGAAGCGCAATTGCTTCTTGTCGCTAAATGAGGACATTTTCTTCCGCCGTCAAATAGACCAGTGAAAAGCGGGAGCCCAAGCCGTCATAAGTCGGGTCGGAATTACCTTGGGTATCGACAAAAAGCAAATTGCCAATGAAGCCCATGTAATTGCGGCATATAAGCGGTACGGCGTCGCGGGCAATGATACCGACGACAATATCCACCCCGTCGGCGTTAATGTCCACGAAAATGCCTTGCGGCTTTTGATAAATTAGAAGCTGCACATTTTGGCCGCCCAAAACGACTTTGGTCGCTTGGGTTGGCACGGGCTGCAATGGTATGTTTTGCATCAGTTCACCAACCCTTGAAGGTACGAACTTGCCTTGTCGGCCAGGCCGGGCAATTTGTTCGCAATGCTTTTCAATGTGGACGTCGGGGGCGTTTGCGCTTGCACCTTCCCGTTGTCCGCTTGCGGTGTCGCTCCGGCGTCCTTGGGTGCATCGACGTTACCTTTGTTCGACGTGGCGTAAAGTGCCGACACCTGGCGAATTTCCTTCAAGCTGATTTCCACAATCAGCAGCGTGGCGCCCTTGGAACTTCGCCGTTGGTAGTTGTACCTTTCGACGCTGTAATTGATGTACGTCACTTCCGGCGTCACGACGCTGTAAAGGTCCGTCGACTTGCAAGCCTTGTCGATTGATTCCAAAAATGTGCGGCGGTTCTTTTCGCTTCCGGTCAAACACAAGGTCACGACCGGCGACGCTGGCGTTTCCACTTTGTTGTAACTGGCGAAACTGCCTTTTTCAATCGGGAAGTCGCTGACGCGGGTTTCCTTGGAATAGTCGACGGAGCCCGTGGACAAGGTCGACCCAAGGCCCGCGGCGTCCAAAGCGTTGCCAATCAGTCCGGTGAACTTTGCCGGGTCGCCCAGGGCCTTACCTTTGCTGTCGAAAATGCCCCAACGCGTATCCACTTGGAAAATGCGCCAAAGCATACCTTGCAGCAATCCAAGGCCCGCGCCAATCAACGGCGGGAAGTTGGGCGACCGCGGCAATGCCGGCACGCCTGGCGCATTGGGCACGTTCGGAAATGGAATATTCGGCATATCAGGTCAACCCGTAATTGGCTTGCGAAGTGAATAGGTAGTCTAGCGACTTGCCCATGTCCTTGGCAATGCCGGGCGCGTCGGTTGCGGCCGAATACACCTTGACTTCACCGATATGCGTTTCAACGCTTCGATTCCCGGCTTGTGGCGCCCCGGCAAGGTTCGCTTGGGCGACCGCACCAGCACCAGCCCCGGCGGCCGCCTGAGAGGCCCCAGGCACGCCCCCAAGCATGGCAAGCGCCAGTTGCCCGCGCTTCGCGGCTTCCCCGGCCTTGTCGGCGGGTCGTTCGTAGTGCGTGGACACGGCCGCGGCGGCTTCCGCTGCCCCGGTGGTCCCGCGCAAAATGTTGCCCGCCTTGCGTTCGTTGCCTTGCGTCAATTCGTATTGCATGAAGGCCATTTGTTCTTCAAGGGTCGACCCCTGAATGTCTTTGCCAAAACGCTTCTTGAATTCCGCTTGACGGTCCGGGTGCCATTGCCCAATGCCGTATGCCTTGCCGTTGTCGCCCACAGCGGCGGGATTGAAATTTGATTCGCGGCTGATATTGGCCGCCAAGCCGGCCGCCTGTTCCTTGGACCAGCCTTGCGCCTGAAAGTAAGCCATTGCCGCCGCCTGGCCGCTTCCGCCCGTTGCAGCGCCCGCGGCGCCGGTTGTCGACGTGCCAGGCGTGGCCGCCGGGGTCGGCACTTCTTCGCCGTACTTCTTGCCGTTGCCACTGATAAATTCGCCGGCCGCAAATTTGGCCCGCTTCCAGTCACCAGCGAACACGGCGGCCAGCACGTCGGCCGCGGCAATAGCACGGTAAATAATGTCCCCCAAGGCGTCTTTAAGCCAGCGAATCGCGTTGCCGGCCAGCTTGAAGCCCGGTTCCCATTTGCCCCAATCAATGAAGCTGTCGCCGCCACGTTTCCACGTTTGATAGTCTTGCCACAGGGCGGCGATTGCGGCCGCCAGCGCCAGCACAGCGACCACAGTCAAGTTAATGGGAATCGTGGCCGCGGCGATGCCCGCCAGGCCGACGGCAATGATGGTAAGGAACGTTTGCACGAACTCTTTATTTTCCCGGACCCATGCGCCAAAGTCCGCGAAGATGGCAAACATTTTTTCAAGGGCGGGCGTTGCGGCCGACAACAGTTCGCGGCCGAAGGCTTCAAAACTTTGACGGCTGTCGGTCATTGCCAGTTTCAAGCGGCTGGATTCTTCCGCTTGCTGTTTGGTGACGGCGCCATATTCTTTTTGCCGTCGAATCATCAATTCGACTTCGGAACGACCCTTCAACAAAAGTTGCATCGTGCCTTGGTCAATGCCCATCATCCGCCCCATGTTGTTGGCGGTGGTGCGGTCCATTTTGCTGAAACGGTCGGCCAGTTCAAGCAACAAATCATTGACCGGGCGGGCCTTGCCTTGCGTGTCGGCCAGGCTCATGCCCAAGGCGGAAAAATAGGGGATAAGGCCGCTTTGCCCGGTAAGCTGCAATTCGGTTTGCGACTTACTTAGCATGTCCATGGTGCCTTGCAAACCTTCGGCGGTTCCGCCGGCAAGTTCGGCCGCATTGGACCAGGCCGAAACCGTGTTTGCGCTGTCACCCAAGTTTTTGGAAAAACGGTCAAGGGCGGCGGACGATTCAATCATCTGTTCCGCAAAGCGTTTGACGGCCATCGTGCCGCCCAGCAAAGCCAGGAATTTAACGGCACTTTTGGCTACGTTTTCAAAGCCTTCGGCGCCGTCCTTGCCGGTCTTCTTGAGTTTGGCGCCGGCCTTGTCGGCTTCGCTTCCGGTGTCTTTCAGACCCTTATCGACCTTGGATTTGCCCGCGTTGAATTCCGACGAATCCAAGCCGAGTTTTACAAGCAAACTGTCGATAATTGTCGCCATTTTGGTTATTCCTGCCGTGACAAAGCGTTATTGTAATCGTCCACGGTCACGACTTCCAGCATGTCGTAAACGTCCCGCACCCCGTAAACCGTGTCCAATTCGTGAAGCGTTGCCATCCGCTTGGATAGCAACGTCGCAATAATGGCCGAAAGGTTCAAGTATTCCGCGAACCCTTTTTGCTGGCCGCCGCCGGGGAGCCGCCGGAGATTGAGGGGGCGACGGCCTTCAAAAAACCCGTGTGCAGTTTCCACACTTCCGCACGGAGTTTGACGCGGGTCGCAATTTCTTCAATATCCTCTTCAATCAGATTTCGGATAATGTGGGTTTTGCTGGGGTCCGGCATGATTTGGACGCATTGCCACATTTCGGCAAGCAACGGTTCCGCCACTTCCCATTTGAGCCCGGACAACGCCTTAATGCCCACTTCGGCCATGCCCGCCATGCCCATGCGGTCGAAGCCTTCGGGGAGTTCCACGCCGCCGGCCATCAGTGCCAGGATTGCCCGCATTGCCCACGATTCGGCCTTGCTGGCGGGAAGTTCGGTCAAGACGAAAACTTTGTCTTTGTCCCGGCCTTCGTCTTGAATGGTGTAATTTGCTGTCGTGCGTGCCATTGTGATACCTCTCCGTATCGTGATTCCTCTCCCGTGGTGTTAAGGCGCCCCCGGCGTGCTTCGGGAGAGGGCAAAGCGGCTTTGTGGGCCTTGCCGGAGGCTAACTGGTGCGCCTGTTACAGCAGCGAACGGTTCACGCTTTCCCAGGTAATGACGTAATCCACGGGCTGCAGGACTTTTTGCGCGTCCGGGATTTGCTTTGCATTCGTGAGAATGCCGCGGGTCAGCGTGAAAGATTCGCCGGTCGAAGGCAACGCGATTGAACCGGAAATGTAGAACACTTCCCGCGCCGTCTTCATTGCCTGAATCAGTGCGGTGAAAATGTCCTTGCTGGGGCTATCGGCCTGCAGCGTAACGGTTTGCTTCGTCGGGTTCGGAATGAAACCGGCGGTCATGCGGCCGTCGACGCCCATTTGAACTTCGGCCAGGTCAATGGCTTCCGTGGTGAAAGCCTTGTCGCTGGCGTAGCCGCGAAGCTGCACCGGGGCCGGGAACAAGCCCGCGACCACGATGGTAAAAACGCTGTTCGCGCTGGTGATTGTGGTATCAGCCATGATTGTTCCTTACATGATGTCAATAGATGCGACGGTGATCTTTTGGACCGCGCCGCCGTCGGTGTACCAAAAGGTGATTACCGGCGTTCCGCGATTGCCGCGCACTTGCGCACCAGGGTCGAGAATTTGCAGGTAATAGCCTTGTTGCTCAATGATGGTCGACACGTCCAAACCGGCGGCCTGATTCACTTGGGCTTTTTGCGATGCCGACATGGTAATGCCGGTGCGAATGCTGCCAAAGTTGATACCGGCGGAAATTGGGTCGATCATGGCCGCACGAATCAGCGAATAGCCGGATTCGTTGTAAGGAATCGACTTAACGCTGGTCAGCAGCGAAAGCAAGGCCAATTGGAATTGACTGTTCAAATAGACTTGGTCGACAAAGGTATCAACCCATTTCCACTTGCCGGACATTTGGCCGTTGTAAAGGAAATTGAATTGATCGTTTGCGGTCGCATATGAGCCGTAAAAGCTGTAACCGTTCGCCAGCAGATTGGCGGCGATTTGCTGGTCGGTCACAGTGGGCACGAATCCGCTTTGCGATTTGAAAGCCGAAGTGATGCGGCCATTCAGGCGGCTAAAGTCAATCGACGCCACGGTGCCCAGCATGAATGCGGCCAGGGTCACAGTGTTGTAAACCGGTACGACGCCGTCGTAGCCTAGGGACTTGGCAACCGCACCAAAACAGGTAGTCGAACCGTTGACGATGGCTTGCGCGTCCGTGTCCCAGCAAACGTACATGTAACGCTGATTTTGCGCGTTCGTCCATTCGGCAAAGAGTTCTTTGTCGGCAAGCAAAGGCTCCCAAATCGTCATGAAGTCGACCCAATTCTGAGTCGCCGCCTTGACCGCATCCATGGCCGTGGCCGGAGTGTCCGCAATGTCACCTTGGGACAGGATGGCGCCGGTCGCGCTGGTCAGCTTGAGGCCCGCGGACAGGGTGCCGGTTGCATAGCTGATTGTCGAGGATGCGCCGGTCGTGACGCTGTTTAGCGTGAAGGTGCCGTTGACCGCATTCCAGGCGCAAGTCGGTTTGCCGATGCCAGTGAAGGCCGCGGCAATCATCGTCGCCGCATTGCTGAAACTGGTTGCAGTTGCGAGATTGATGCTTGAAGACGTAAAGGCCGTGCCGTCGACGGTCACAGTCAGCACGCCGGAAAGGGCTTGCAGTTGCGCCAGGGTCATGCCGGACAGGGAGCCGGATTGCAACCAGGCGCCGCGGTCGGCTTCCACAAACGGGGCGAAATACAGCGTGCCCGGTTTGATCGTGGAATTGTCAAAGCCCAAAAAGTAAGTTTGGGCAAGGGCGTATTCCGTGGAAGACGGGCCAAAAAACGCACTCACGGCGTCGGCGCTGGCGAATGAACGCACGCCGCCGGTCGGGAGCAAAGTATTTTTGGAGAGAATGACGCCGTTCAGGGCCAGCGGATTACCGCCGGAACCAACGACGCCGGGATTGACTACGACGATATCCGATGCGGGAATTGTCACGATAGCACCTTTAGGTTGTTGAAAAAATAAACGACCACTTGAAACCGTAGGCCGACTTACGTTGCCCATGGCAACACTTTGAAATATTACTCTTGCTCACTCCAACCCGCCCGGCGCTAGATAACCAGTCAGCAGCGTCGTCGCCGTGTGAAAAGATCATCCCATTTGAGCATGCAATGGTTTTGCGTTGAGCTTCTCCGATTTTCGCACGAAGTTCACTAGACAGCAACTTTGCCCGAGCTTCCGGCGTCCATTTTGAGCCAGTTCGATTAAAACCGCGGGCGTTTAATTCTTCCTTCGTTACCGTATTACTTCGACGCATGCGTTCCCTTGACGCTTCGCACGGGACGCGGCCGCCATTTCCGCCGGTGTACAAATTGGCAAGCGAGTCAAGCCCAATATCATCAATAATTTTCTGTTCAACCGAAAACGCGGCGTCCTCTGACAAATCAATTGCCGCCAGTTCACTGGTAAAACCGTATTTATTTACGATATTTTTCCAATGCCGGTTACGTCCACAATGGGATATCGAACGTTTACCGCATCCTTTGCCGACATAGAAAATTTCGCCAATTTTTGGGCCGGATGCGTAGCGATGAAGGTAGACGTAAAAGTTGGTCATGATGCAATCACACGTCCGCCGGAATAACCAAAGCTGGATAAGCCACGTCGGCAAATTCCTGCGGAACCGTAACAGTTGGATTGTATTGCATTGATGCTGTAAGCGTCCATCGACTTTCGTATTGCTGTTCCCCGGTTAAGAGGGGCGATTGAACGCCGTCGGACGTGTACAGCGGCCTAATGTTCGCGGGGAAATGGGCAAACCCCCAATGCGACCGGAACGCGGTTTTTACGGTCTTGCAAAACTCCCCGGCTTGAGCCCCGTAAAAGTCAATTTGCACGTCAATGCGCGACGGCCCGTAGATTGTGGCGGTGTTTGCAAGCGGCTGGTAATCCGTGGCCGGTACGCTCAAATCAACTTGCAAAAGTTCCGTAAGCACGGCGCAAGGATTTGAGGGCAAGGCCACCCGGTTGACCTGTGCGCGGACGATTTGGGCGCCAGGCATGAAGGGCGTTAAAAATGCCTTGAGTGCGTCAATGACTTGGTCGACCGTAATGCTGGAAGTGTAATTCGCCATTTATTGCCCCTGCAGCACAATGGCCGCCTTAGTCCAATCGGGCCAGCTTTCAAGCACCTTGACGACAAGCCATGATTCCATTTCATTCTTGCGCTTGACGATATCGCCGCCGGTTTGATTCGGCCGCACGACGCCCGCCAGGGTGCCGCGCAAATAAATTGCCCGGATGGTGCCTTGAATATTCAGGCCGTCCAGTTGCTTGATATCGTTCGCGTCCAGGGCTTGCACTTGCGCGGGGCCGGTCACGGGGGCGGCAAACGCTGGAACTTGTTTGGCTCCGGCGCCAATGGTGTAACCCGTCGACCGCAAAACGGTAACGGTTTCATTCGGATTTATGGTGCTGGTCACACCGTTAGCGAGTCCGCGCAAGTCCATTATTCTGATACCTCAATGGCAATTGAATTGAGCATGTGCGACGTGTCAATCAGGGGTTTGGCAAAGCCCTTGGCTTCAATCGTGCTTTCGGCCAGCGCGGGCGTCGTGAAGTCATTTATGCTTTGCTGCAATGCGCCTTTGATATCTTCACCCATCAGCGCCAGCACGCGGGGGCCGTCGTAATTCGTGCCCTTTGCCAGCTTCGCCATTTTGCCGGGCCAGGTAGGAGACTCCGCGGCAATCATTTGGCGAAAGAACGGCCGGGCCGGTTGCCCCACGCTTCCAAACTCATTCCAATAGGCCACAGCGGCGACGGGCGTGCCGTCCGGGTAAGTGGCGCCTTCCATGAAGCCGACCGCAACCTCTCCCCCGCCCATGCGTTGGGCGATTGCTTCCAGGGCCTTCATGACCCCATCGGAACCGCTGAGAGTGTGGTCGGCCATATCAATACACCGTAGGCCGGGAAACGTAACGGAAACCGCGCAAGCTGGAAGTCGCTTGCCAGAATGCGGCGCCGTACTGTGATTGCTGGAACCATTGCGCGGAGCCAGGGGGCGCACCTTCAAAGGCGGCGGACACGCTACCTTCACCGGCTTGCGATAGGCGCCCCACGGGCCGCGGCATGCCGTCCGCGCTCAAAGCGCCGCCGATATAGGCGACGTGGGCGGTCAGCATGTTCAAAAGGATGGCCCGGCGGGTCAGGTTCCGCACGGGCGAATTGTTCGCATTGGACAAGTAAAGGCCCGCTTCCGTGAAGTAGGCCCCCAAGGTCGCATTGGCAACCGCCGAAAATTCGGGATAGCGGGCTTTGAAGGCTACCGGGTCGAATACTACGGCGGTCATGGTCTTAGTCCTTGTCGGCTGGCTTCACGCCGCTTGCGCGTTCGTCTTTGCCGTCGGTACGCATGGGCTCAAAGCCGGTTTTGCGGTCCTTGAATTCGCCAGCAATTGCGGCGGCGTCCGTCAGACTTTTGGCGACAAAAATGGCGCCCGATTTGACGGCCGAAAATTCTTTATTGACTGCGGCCCATTGTTCCCAAAAGTCCCCGTCGACTTCGGTTGTGGCGTAGTCCGCGCCCACAATCAGGGCTTTGTTTTTGCCCGCCAATTCGACCTTTTTGGTCGGGTCCATGGGGTGCTGAATGATGATACCGTGGGGCAATTTGCAACCCACTACGACGATTTTTGCCATTTTCAAACTCTCCTAGTTTGCGATTAAAATCCAGGGGCCGAAGCCCCCGGATTGCTTACTTACTGATTCCTTACACGCCCAACATTTGGGCAATGAAGGCGGGGCGGAAAATCACGGTGCCCCAGGTGCCTTGCGACTTCTTTTGCTTGAAGCTGGAAGACTGCACGACGATTGGGTGGGCGCGGAGCTTTTCGGTAAAAGCGGTGTCGGCCGTGCGCTGACCTTCCACTTCGTCCACGATCAGTTGCACCAGTTCCCCGGACGCCGTGGTGTACTCCGGCGCGGTCTTCACGGTCAAATTGGGGAAATTCTTTTTCAGAATGTCCTGCACGTTGACATTGAAGTCGGTCGTCTTGGTCAAATAGACTTCCGAAATGGGGGACATTGCCAAGGTCATCTTGGTGTCGAGTTCAACCAGGCCACCCGCTTGGGTTTGCAATTGCTTGTACAGCTTTTGCACGTCCGAATTGATTTCTTGCGCCGTGGCATTCGCCCAGCCCGTGCCGCCCGCGGTCTTCGTGGTGGGCACGATAGCGGCGGACAGGTTCGGGTCGTTCAGCAGGCCATAGTTTTGCAGGCCGGACACGCCGAAGAAATACGTCTTATTCTGAAACTTGTTCAGAGTCAGAATCGACGCAATGTTCATGCGGTTTGCCCAATCAATGCGGGCCAGCCCGGCGCGTTCCAGTTCCCGTTCACCCCATTGCGTCATCACTTGATAGTGATAGCTTTGGCGTTGCGGGAAGTTGGAATTGACGCCAGCGACGCCGTTTTCGGAGTAGTCACCATACGACGAAGTTTCGCCCGTGGATTCCACAACCGGGAACATTGCCGTTTCAGTGGTCCAATCGCCCTTTTTGACTTCGCCGCCGACAACTTCGGCCGCCTTCATCGGGGAAACCAAAATTTCAATCAGTTTCGGGTCGATGAAGGTAGTCAGGAAGGCCGGAATACCGGCGTTGCTGGTGGTGATAAGGGCGGGCTGTGCGTCGCACGCAAAGCCATCGTGTGCCAGGCGCAACGAGGCGCCAGGGGCTTGGAAGTCGACGCCGGGCTGGCCCATGAAATGGACCCCGGCGCGTTCCATCAGTGCTTGAAGGATTGGATTCATGGTTTAACCCCAGGTAGAGATTTTGACGAGTTCACCAACGGCCGCAACCGACTGAGCTTTCCAGCCAGTAGCAGCAACGCCCGCGGTAACGGTGACAGTGGTCGACGCGGCGTAAGCCGTGGCGCTTTGGTCAAGCGTGTAGGTGCCCACGCCGCCAGCCGTGCCGCTCACTTGCGAAGCGATAACGGCGCCCGAAGGAATGCCGGTGCCGCTCACAGGGTCGCCAACTTTCAGCGAACCGGAAGCCACAGCGGACACGACCAGGGTGTTGCCGAAGCTGGTAGCAGTTGCCGCGGAGATTGTGGTCGCCGCACTGGTGACATAGACGCCCGCGCCGCCGGTCGTGCCGCTGGTTTGCGAAACGATGGTCGTACCGGCCGGAATGCCGGTGCCGCTCAAAGTCTCGCCAACGGTCAGCACGCCAGTAACCGCGGAAACCGTCAGATTCGTGCCGGAGCCCGAAGCGGTGAAGGTTGCGCCCATTGCGCCGGTTGCCGAAGCGCCGGTCGGTGCCGAAACGGTGTAGACGTCCCCGTTGCTGTAGTCCGCATAAACGGCGTCGCCAACGGCGCAAGCGTTCGGGCCTTTATTGACCGCCCAAAAATCGCCCTGATTGTGCAGAGTGACCGGGAAGCCGTGCGGAATGTTCATGCCCGATTCAGCCAAATAGGTTTGAATCAAGGCTTGCTGTTCGCGGTGAACAAAGCCGTTCGGGGCCTTTGTGGCGGTGCCGAAACTTTGGACAGTAACGCCGTCGTCATCGACCCAAGCAAATTTGCCAACGGTGACGCCAAGCGCCCCCGCAACAAAGCCGCCAGGGCCAGCCAGCACGGTCGCCCGTGGATTGGATGATGCAAAGTCACCAGCTACCGCGGGGGCGGGAGTCAGGTTGACCGTTTTTTGAAAGCCGCTCATGGTGGTGACTCCTTTTAAGCGTTACGGAAACGGGCGGCGCCCGGAAACTGCTTATCCAGGCCGCCAGCATCTTGCGCGATGCGCGGGGTCGGGGTTGCAGACTTGGAAGCGGCAACCTTGAAGAGTGCGCGAAGGGCCGGGGCGCCTTCCACGTCCTTGCGGTCGACCTTCATGTGGTCCAGGGCGAAGCCGTAGACTTCGGCCGCTGAATCCATGCCCATGACGTCGCCAACGATTGCGCGAACATCACGGCGGGCCTCTTCGGCTTCGCGCAAGTCTTTGCGCAAACCGTCCATTGCCGCTTTGACGTCGACCGGCTTTTCGCCGTCCTTAATCATTTTTTCGGCGGCTTCGTCAGCGTCTTGAGCCGGTGCGGCCAGCAGATTGCAAGCCTCATTGATTACCGATTCGTCCACCTTACCGGCCAGCAACTTGCGGAGCTTGTCGGCGGGGGATTCATCGGCGGCGGCCATCGGCGTTTCAACGGCCTTGGGTTCCTGTTCCACGTCCAGCAGCGCGTCGATTACGTTGTCGAGTTGTTGCGGGTCGAGTTCGGCGTCGAGGGCCAGCAATTTGGCCTTAACGTCTTCCTTCTTGAAATTCTTGCGGGTTGCCGGGCCAACCAGTGCAGGCAAAGCGGAATCCGCTGCCAGTACCGGAGAGGCCGCGCACAATGCCGCAAAAAGGGCCTTGCCCAGTTTGGTCATCTTCATGGCGGATTCCTTGAAAGTGAAAGGGTTACGGTCGGCCACTACTACATCAGACCCAGCGCGGCCGACCTCAACTAACGCTAGGTGATTTCCTTGAATTTCCGTCATGCGGCCGTCGTATGCCTGGCCTTCAAATTCGCCGGGCTCCATGACTGGCACGTAACGATAAGCGCAAGAAAGTTCCCTTACCTTGTCCGTTTCAATGCCAGCAATTGCGGTCGCGTCCCATACGCACAAATCAGCGTCAAGATAGGGGGCGGAAAAAGTTATTTCGGAACCGATGGTACCGACGACCAAATCTGGCCGCGGGGTGTCAACGGTAACGGGTACATGCTCTGAAAGAATTGGGAGCCGGGCAAACGTGGCCGCCCCGCGCTCCAATTCCACAGGGTCGCGGAACAAGCGGTAAACCGTATCCGGCTGCAGGCCCAAGGCTTCATAGCCCGGAATCTCCTTGCCGTAATACGGGTTGACCGTGGCCTTTGAAATATGGGAGCGGTCGACGTGAAGCCGTCCGTCGGCATCAATCCGGCGGGCGCTTCGGTCAAAGGCTAATTTCATGGTCGGCATAATGTTGGATTATACGACTCGTTGTGGGTAAACATAAAGTCCGCCTTCTGATACGCCCTGATTCTCTCCGCTAGATTGCCAGCGATACCCATACGAACCGGCCGAATCTAACGGTAAATCAAAATGATATTTGCCGACGGCGTCTTTCGTTACATTGGTGAAAGTGACGCCAGCGGCGGACGGAGATTTAATATAAATAGAAATTGCCGTCGGGTCCGCAAATGCGCCGTCGACGTCTGAAATTTCAACGGACAGCCTCGCAACGTCCCCAACCATAAAATCAGTCATAAAGTAACCTTCGACGTCAACGTTGTCTTCTTTGCTATGGTATCCGATAGTTTGGCGGTACGGGCGTGTTTTTTGGCAATCGTCGCCAGCTTGACAACTGCAACCACGAAAACGCCTATCGTTATTGGTGGAAGAGATAGGGCACTAAAAGAATCGTCCCCGATTTCCGTAAGCGTCATTTGCCCGGCAATACGCACGGACCCTGCGGCTAAAACAGAGTCGTTAGACTCACTTACGGCAATCGTGCCTCTTACTGCAACTTTTCCGCCAATTGAAACGGTGTCGGGGCTATCGGTTGCGCTCATACCTCCACGCACCGTAACCTTACCCGCAAAAATGGCGGTATCGACGCCACTTTCAGACCGTAAGAGGGTGCCTTTTACCAAGACCTTACCGGCCACAGTTGCCGTATCGGCGCCTGTTTCAACCCCTACCAAATTTCCGGTTGACGTACTGCCGACCGTTGCGCTGAACGTATCGACGCCGCTTTCAGAACGTGAGAGGGTGCCTTTTACCAAGACCTTACCGGCCACGGTTGCCGTATCGGCGCCCGTTTCGCTGGTTGCAACGGTGCCTTTTACAATAATTTTGCCAACGGCGGCGGCGGTGTCGCTTCCGCTTTCAGACCGCGAGAGGGTGCCTTTTACCAAGACCTTGCCGGACAAGGCCGCAACGTCAAAGCCACTTTCACTTGCCGAAATTGAACCTTTTACAAAAACGTCGCCCGATGCTGCAGCGGTGTCGACGCCCACTTCGGTTACTGAAAGCGTGCCATGGATTCCGGATGCGCTTACCGTTCCGGATGCCGTGGCGGTGTCGACGCCCACTTCGGTTACTGAAAGCGTGCCGCTAATCAGTATTTCACCAACCAGGGTCGCAACGTCAAAGCCACTTTCACTTGCCGAAATTGAACCTTCGACAAATACTTCGCCGGATGCCGTGGCGGTGTCGACGCCCACTTCGGTTACTGAAAGCGTGCCGATTATCGGGGCAACCGACGTATCAAATTCCGCGGCTATTGCACCGTAAGCCGTGCCCGACGTGCTACCCCAAACAACACTGGCCGAAACAATGCCTGAATTTACCGACGCGACTTCCTGGCCTGTCGTTGGCGCACTGTAGCCGGTCGAGTCGAAGAGTTCCGCCCAGCCGGTCGGGGGCGTAATGGTGGCGGGACTTGAGCCATTGCCAACAAATCCGATAAGCGGGTCGCCGGTAAGCGAAACGCCCCCAAGCGTTACGGTAGGTATACCGGACGCCGCCCCGTTACTTTGTACCCCGCTTTGACGTACCGCCGACGCCCCCGTGCGGGTCATTCCGGAAATACTTACAACGGACACTATGGCGCCGGTTGCCGAATCCCCCGTGCAACCAAACGTGCATGTTTGGCTTACGGCTGTCGCAAGCTGATTTGCGACAAACAAATACAGTGTGTCGGCGCTACTTCCCTTAAGTGCCGACGCCACCTTGGTAAAAGTGACCCCCGCGCTGTTCGTTAAGGAACCTGCAGCAAGCGTGCCCGTTGCCGTTACCAGCGCGACCAGCAAGTCCCCCGCGGCCGGCGTAAAACTTCCGGTCGCGTAGGACGACGTATTACTGGTCGACGGGGTAGTTACCTGATGGGTAACGGTTGCCACGATTCGACCTTAGGCGTGCGTAATTGACGCGCTGTTAATGGTGACAGTTTGGCCGGCGGTAATGTTGGTGCTGTCAAGAACAATGTCGGTTCCCGAAGTGCCCACGGTCAAACCGGTAACAATGTCAGTTCCGCCGGAACCTGTGCGAATACGGGCCACCGCCGCCGTGCCGGAGTTGTCCGCCGCCGTATCACTTGCCGGCATGGTGAAGGTCAACACGCCGCCGGAAGCGCCGGGGGCGGCCGGGTTGGCAAGCGGAATAGTTGCCAAAATTGACGCCATGCCGGCCGTGCCAATTTCAAGGACGCCGGTCGCGCCAATGGCCGTCGTAACGGCGTTAAGGCGGGCATTCTTTACCGCCGTGGTATACGTGACGCTCATGCTAAATACTCCTTATTAAATGGGTAAGACGGCCCGACTTGTGCATCGGCAATTTATTTCCTCTCCGGGCTGGATATGCTCCCCGGAAATTAGGCAACCTTCCGCGATTTTATACCTTTTCCCGTTCGCTGCCACATGGTCCGGGCGCGGATTCTTCCCGGCGTGGCTGTGCATCCAAACGGCTTCCGTAATCCCAAGTTCCATTTGCCTGGCCCGGTTGACGACGGCGTTCGCCTTGTTCGATTGGTCCCGCGCTATCAATTCCGCCCGGTGACTGGCCGCCGGGTAAAGTTGCTTTAATTCCTTCACCATGGATTCAAGGTCGCGCCCGGCGCTGTATGAGCGCATAACGCTACCCTCTACCTGTTGCAAATATTTTTCAGGAATGGACCGGATAAGGCCGACGTTTTCCTCAAGTGACGCATTGAAGGCGTCGCGCACGGCGGGCGTCATCTTGAATTCAACCGTCCACCCGGCTTCCTTGAGCGCCTGGCGCATTGCGCTGTCGGTGGTCTTGAACATGCCTTGCAAATAGGCGTCGGCAATCTTGGGCGCCCATTCGTCAAAGCGGGCAATCCAGCGCCGGGCCAGTTCGTCCAATACCTTTTTCATTTTGGCGCTGGGTGCCGCGTCTTGCGCTTGTTCGACCAGCACCAGCATGCGGGGCGGGTCTTTGCGATAGGCGGCCGTAAGCCAGTATTCGACCGACCCGTGCATTTCGGCAATCATGCGCTGCAGGGCCTTCCGGTACTTGGCTTCGACGCCGCGGTTCGCATGGACCGCCCGGGCGGTTTTAGGCTCCCGGGGCATTGCTCAAACCTTCGGCCGGGTCAGTCTCGCCGGGGGCGGGCTCCGGATTCGGCGGGACCAGTTCGACGGTCGTGTCCAATCCCATATAGCAGCTGTTCGGGTCTTTCGCCAGGCGGTCCCGCACTTCGCTGGGGTCGATGATGCCGGCGGCCACATAGGCGCAATCCGTTACGCCGTCCTTTGCCCTAATTTCCGATTCTTCGGCCGGGGTCATTTGATAGAGCGGGACGAAGGTGAAGCTGATATCCGGGTCGATTTCCCCGAATAGCGAAAGCTGCACCGTCTTCAAAATTACTTCCAGCGGTTCGCGCCAAAAAGCTTCCTGTTGCGCGGCAATCCAGTCGTAAAAAATCCGAATCTCGCCGTCGCTGGAAGCGTTCAAGCCGCTGGGGCTGATACCCGTCAGGACAATGGCCGGCATGCGTGACACGCTGCACATGTGCTCCTGACTTTGCGCCTGCAATTCGTGAAGCCCCGACAACGGGGTGTTAACCTGCACCAACTCTTCCCGCTCTTTGTCCAGCAGCATCAAGCCGCGATTGCTTCGCGTGGCCGTGAAAAGGTCAGCCCGTGCGAAAAGGTCCGTGCCGTCATCGTCACCCTGCAGCACTTGGTCCATTGCCGTGGCAAGTACCGTAATGCTGAAATTGTTGATAAGGTCCGCAACGCTTTGACGGGTGCGGAGCCAGTTGTCGACGTAGGGTTCCGCAAGCTGGGAAAGGGACATGCCCGCGAAGTTAAAGGCGGGTTTGAGAATGTCCGGGAGCGGCCGGGTTACGACCGTCATCAAGCGGGAAGCATGGACCTCTTGCCCCAGCATGAACCATTTGGACGGCTTGTAAAAATCCGGGGCCGCTGGGTCCAAGGCGTTGTAACCGGCGGGCGTGGTCCAAATGGCTTCCACAGGGACGACCCGCGTTAGGCTCCCTTGCTTAACCGTGCGGGGGTCCAAAATTAACGGGGTGCCGCGGTCGGCGCCGTCAATCTCAATGAAGATTTGAGCCCGGCCAAAGTAGCAATCATTTTCCGCCGCACGTTGTAGCACCCCGCGCACATTCAGGCGCTTGAATTCGTCTTCAATCGCTTTGATTTTGTCCGCGGTGTCCGTGTCGTCGTCTTGCTTGCTGGTGAATTCCAACCATTCGCGGGTAAGTTCGGTCGACATGGTGGAAGCGAACGCCCGATATTCCGCACGGGTCGCAAGCTGCGAAAGGTACGAAAAGCCAGGGAAGCCGCCGCCGGGGTACACGTCTTGCGCGAA